AAGCTGAAAAAGTTAAAAAAAGTGAACCTCAAAAACCTCAATTTAACTTTAATAGACAAGAAGTAGCGCAAGGAACACCTGATCCTAAAGCTGAACAATGGGCTAGTAAAAACTCATGGTTTGGTCAAGATACAGCTATGACTTATACTGCTTTTGATCTACATAAAAAGCTTACAGAGGAAGAGGGTTATGATCCTCAATCTGATGAGTATTATTCTGAAATAGATAAGAGAATAAGACTTGAATTCCCCCACAAATTTGCTAATAATACTAGCAAAGGGGAAACGACCAAACCCGTACAAACAGTAGCTAGTGCGAAGCGAAGTACAAATACTGGTCGCAAGACTGTGAGACTCACGCCCTCTCAGGTAGCAATCGCTAAAAAATTAGGTGTGCCACTAGAAGAATATGCGAAACAATTAAAAATCACGAAGGAGGTATAGCATATGGAAAATGATAAACTAAACAAGACCTCGCGTGCGAGTCAAACTAGAGAAAAAGAAGTTCGAAAAAAAGTTTGGACTCCACCATCATCTTTAGATGCACCGCCTGCGCCTACAGGTTTTAGACATAGATGGGTAAGAGCTGAAACTCTTGGCTTCAATGATACAAAAAATGTATCAGGAAGAATAAGACAAGGTTATGAATTAGTGAGAGCTGATGAATATCCAGAAGCAGATTATCCAATTGTTGAAGACGGCAAATACGCAGGAGTAATCGGAGTTGGTGGCCTTGTGCTGACAAGGGTACCGGAAGAGATCGCAAAACAACGACAAGAGTATTATGCTAAGCAAGGTACTGAACAAGTTGAAGCTTTAGATAACGATCTTATGAAGGAACAGCATCAGAGTATGCCTATCAATATTGATAGACAATCTCGTGTAACCTTCGGTGGCTCAAAGAAAAGTTAATTTTTTAACGATTCCTAACCATCAAAGGATAAACTAAATAAATGTCTATAAGGAGGACACAACTATGGCAAATAAAGACGCAGCGTTCGGTCTAAGACCGATCGGAAAAGTTGGTCAGAATAGAGACGCACAAGGTTTATCCGAATACAGCATTGCAGCTTCGGCTACAGCGATTTACCAAAACGACCCAGTAGAAATGCTGGCGACTGGTACAATTGGTGTTGCAGCAGCAGGTGATGTTTTATTAGGAGCACTTACTGGTGTATTCTATACTGACGCATCAACAAGCAAGCCTACATGGGCGAACCACTTAAACGCATCTAACACTGCAACAGATATTGTTGGATTCGTAAGTGATGACCCTTATGAAAGGTTTGAAGTACAAAGTGCTGGTACAGTAGCCCAAACAAACATTGGTAACTGTGCTGACATCGTGTACGCAGCAGGTAGTTCGCATGACTACGTTTCAGGAGTAGAAATTTCTGGAACTATGGCAGCAACTGCAGCTCAGTTAAAAATAATAGGTGTTTCTAAAGATCCTGAGAATGACGAACTAGGCGCAGCTAATGCGAACGTAGTCGTTACTATCAACGAACACTTTATGAAACAAACAGCCGGAATATAAGGAGTATAAATTATGGCGATATCAAGAGGACAACTAGTTAAAGAACTAGAGCCAGGTTTGAATGCTTTATTCGGTCTGGAATATAAACAGTATGAGAATCAACATGCTGAGATTTACACTACTGAATCTTCTGACAGAGCGTTCGAAGAAGAAGTAATGTTATCTGGGTTTGCTCAAGCACAGACTAAGTCTGAAGGTGCTGGCGTGGCTTTTGACAATGCTCAAGAGACTTTCACAGCTAGATACACTCACGAGACTGTGGCTTTAGCGTTCTCAATTACTGAAGAAGCTATTGAAGATAATCTGTATGACAGATTAGCATCTAGATACACAAAAGCGTTAGCTAGATCAATGGCACAAACAAAACAAGTGAAAGCAGTAAACCCACTAATTCAAGGTTTACCTACAACTGATAACTACGATTCAGGTGATGGTGTTTCTTTATTTAACACTGCTCACCCAACAATCGCTGGTACAGTAGCTAACACTTTAGCAACTCAAGCTGACCTTAACGAAACTTCATTGGAGCAGTCTTTAATCGACATTGCTGCAATGACTGACGAAAGAGGTCTAAAAATTGCTGCTAGAGGAATGAAAATGATTATTCCTTCTGAGCTTCAATTTACAGCTGAAAGACTTATGAAGTCTGACAAAAGAGTTGGTACTGCTGATAATGATACAAACGCTATCAGATCAATGGGAATGGTTCCACAAGGTTATGTGGTTAACAATTTCTTAACTGATACAGATGCGTTCTACATTACAACAGACGTGCCAAATGGTATGAAATACTTCCAAAGAGCAGCTATCAAAACTGCAATGGAAGGTGATTTCGATACTGGCAACGTAAGATACAAAGCTAGAGAAAGATACTCTTTCGGAGTTTCTGACTATAGAGGTATCTTCGGTGTTGAAGGTGCTTAATACCTAATCATTTTGAGGCGGGACACAATCCCGCCTCATTTAACATATAGAAAGAAAAAACCATGAATAAATACTTAGTTAAAATTTTTACAAAACATCTTCAAACACAATTTGAAATCGAAAGCGATAAAGAAATAAATGATGCGGACGAGCTAAATAAACCTATCATTGACTTTCTAGGAAAATCTGATATAAAATGGGAACAAAATGATTTACAGTACACTAGTACTATAAATGATTTTTACATAACCTATGAGGAGGTTAATAATGGCTCAGGACAACATGGTATTGTTCGCGAAGAAACTGAAACTCGAGTCTAGATGGAACGAGTTGTTTCTTGAAAACAAGGGACAAATAACACCAGAAATGTCTGTTCTTGGTGATGAGATCAAAACAGTAATTAGATCAATCATTAGGCAACAGGAAGAGCAAGTCCGAACCAATCCGTTAGATGGTGAAATTCATCTTTACGCTGGTTAATTAGGACTTTAAATCGTTGGAAACGTTAATCATTCCTAGGGATCTCTTGCACTCCATTAAAATCTAGTATATAAATCTTATCACTATACAAATATAAATTGACATAGACGAGTATAGTCGACGGCCTAGAGACTATGTCAAATTAACTAGGAGGATAATATGGCAAACACTACATTTTCAGGTCCACTAAACACTAATACTGTTGTTGGATTAAATGTTTACACAGTTGCTACAGCACCAGATGGTGTTGAAGGACAAATCGCATATTTCTCAGACGGAGCAGCCGGAAGTGCAATTCTTGCATTTTACGATGGTTCTAACTGGAAAAGATGTGACACTGGTGCGACAATCGCATCATCATAATAAATAATTTAGTGTGGACCTTCGGGTCCACATAAATTTTAACGGAGAAAATAAAATATGAAATCAGATGTAAAAGCAGTAAGAGTTACAGGAACAGGTTCTGTATTTGCTGGAAGAACTAGATTAAGAGGAATCATTCTTTCTAATTCAACAGCAGGCGCTGGGTCTATAACTTTACAAGACGGAAATTCAGTTACACAATTTATTGGTGATGCACCGGCAGGTGACGTTTTCGCTTTCAATATTCCTGAAGATGGAATTTTATTTGAAAGTGGAATGACAGTTTCTGCATTTACAAGTTTAACTGCTGCGACTATATTATTAGACAAGTAGGAGGTCTAAATGGCTAATACTACTTCAGGTACAACTACTTTTGAAAAAGGTTTTTCTATATCCGATATTATAGAAGAGTCTTATGAAAGAATTGGTATTCAAGGTGTATCTGGTTATCAATTAAAAGGTGCGAGACGTTCTTTAAACATTATGTTTCAAGAATGGGCTAACAGAGGTTTGCACTATTGGGAAGTTGGTAATAATTCAATTACATTAGTGAATGGTCAATCAGTTTATACAATGTATCGATCAACAGCTGATGGTACTTCAGATGCAACAGCAATCTATGGTGTTGATGATATATTAGAAGCATCTTATAGAAATTCATCAAGTGTAGATACTCCACTTACAAAAATTAATAGATCAACATATCAAGCACTATCCAATAAAACTTCTACAGGACAACCTACTCAATATTTTGTTCAAAGATTTATAGATAAAATTACAGTTACTTTATATTTAACACCTGGTTCAAGTGAAGCTGGAAACTTTATTAATTACTACTATGTAAAAAGAATCCAGGATGCCGGAGCCTATACGAACGATGTTGATGTTCCATATCGATTTGTACCTTGTATGATTGCTGGTCTTGCTTATTATTTATCCGTTAAGTTTGCACCCGAAAGAGTACAGATGTTAAAAATGCTATACGAAGATGAACTCAATAGAGCTTTAACTGAAGATGGTTCTTCATCAAGTTCTTTTATAACCCCAAAAACTTATTATCCAAATGTCTAAATTATCTAGAGGAAAATATGCACAAGCAATATCA